TGGCAAACATTCAACGCAGGCGTCACAATCCCCTCAAGGAAGCGGCGAACGCTTCTATCCTGGCAGAGAAGTTTCCATCCCAAGTACTGGCGGAGGAGTATGCCGAACTGCTCCAAGCCGCCAAGGACAGGAACAATCTGAAGGTGTGGGCAGAGGTGCTCCGTGACCTCTCCGACAGAATCCACGGACGACCTGCCCAGGTGATTGTGAATGAGTCAACTGATGTTCGTGATGTGATTGATGCGGTGCGTAGCGCAGCCGCAGAACTGGGGTTAGTCGAACTTATCGACGGACCTGTGGAGGTGGTTGTTGAAGCAAGCAGCAGTACGAGTGAACACGCAGGACAGGGTGGCGTTCCAGAGAATATGCTGGCTGTCGGACAACTATCGACCGACAGCGGAGCAGCAGGCGTTCCACGAGTCGAAGAGTTGGATACGTCTGATAGCGGGTGGGGTAAGAGCGGGGAAGTCGTACTCGACAGCGAGGGAATGTGATAAATACACCCCAATCAAGGACGGGCTTGGATGGCTCATCGGGCCGGACTACGAGCAGCCCAGGGCCGAGTTCGGCTATCTCTACTCGCTCTATTCCCGCCTGGGGTACGTTGATGAGAAGAGCGTTTCTATTCCGGCGAAGGGGCCGTGCGGCTTCACGACCCTGTGGGGTTTCAGGTGGGAGACTAAGAGTGCGGGCAAAGACACGAAACAGTTGGCCTCATTCGCTCCTGATGTACTCGTGCTCTGCGAAGCGGCGCAGCAACCCTACGATGTAGTGCTGAAGGCCATCGAGCGCTCGACGCAGGAGGGTGCGGATATCATTATGTCCGGCACCTTCGAGACGAGCCAGGGTTGGTACCCCGAAGTGTTCGACAGATTCCAGGGTCCGAACGATATGGGGGGTGAGTCCTTCTCGATTCCCTCATGGACGAACAGGCACGCCTTCCCTGGCGGGTATGATGACCCCAAGATTCAGCGTGCCAAGTCCTCAATGCCCGTTGAACTCTTCAACGAACGCTATGGTGGTGTCCCTTCCAAGCCGCAAGGACTGGTGTTCCAGCACTTCAGCCGCAAGGTGCACATCAAGCATATGGAGTACGACCCTGACTACCCACTTGAGGTTGCCATCGACCCGGGTTGGCACGCCTATGCGCTCCTCTTCATCCAGCGCAAGGGGCCGGACGTGTACATTCTGGACGAAATCTACAAGAGGAACGTCATTGCGCAGCAGATGATTCCCGCCTTCATGGAGCATCCCCTCTCCATCCACGTCAAACATGGTGTGATGGACGTGGCTGGCAAACAGCATCAGGCCAACTACAGCCAGTTGGAGGTGTGGGAGACAGAGTTTAGGGCCGCAAAGAGACCGCCCATCTCCTTTGCGACACGCAAGATACTCGAACAGGACTGGAGAAGCGCCATTCAGTACCGTCTGGGCAACGATGGTACCAATGCGCCCCATCTTTTCATCTCTTCAACGATGAAGGACAAGCGCACAAGGGACAACAAGAGCCTGGGACTCCTCTCCGAACTGGAAATGTACACCTGGCCGCAGCGTCCGGAGACTGCGAGCCTTCCAAACAGGCCCATAAAAGCAAATGAGGACGCTATCAGCGCCCTCGGGTACTATTTGGTGCATCATTTCGGGCCAGTGCTGGAGAGAAAGACCGCTCTAGTGAAGAGAAAGACCTTCAACTACTGGAAGTAAGCAGGCCGAAGGTGGAAGTAAGCAGGCCGAAGGTGGAAGTAAGCAGGCCGAAGGTGGAAGTAGAGGGCGGGGGCGGGAATCGAACCCGCCTTTTCTGCCTATGAGACAGAAGAGTGTCCCAGCACTCTGCCCCTTGCCTCCCGCATGATACCATTGGGGTGCTGTTTAGGCAATTAGCGGATTCTCTCGCCCACCATTGCCATTGCAAAGACCTGTTCAGGGCGTGAATAGATGTCCGGCTCCCACAGTGGGACCACCCCGCTGATAACAATCCCTCCGATTGTCTTGTTCATCAGTTGCAGCGCCCTGGACGCATCACTGGATGGCGTTTTGTGGGCCGTATGCCAATACACACCATTGATTTCCCAAGCGTAACCACGCCCTGCGGACGAAACCACGAAGTCGGGGGCAGCACTCCCTCTTTGAGTACGTGCTCCGTACTGCGCCTGGTACTGGTAGCGCACTTCATGTCGATTCAGCCAGTCCATCGTCACTAACTCTGGGGTAGTGCCGTTCGGGAACTGCTCCTTGAGGTTCATCACCCTCTTGGCTGTGGCTGCGTTCTTAATCTTCCCAACAGTGTACTCAAACTCTGCGCTATCCATGTCTGGAGGGCGCACGATAGCGGCTTCGGTGGCTTTCAGAATCTTCTGTCTGCCACCGAAGGCGCTCTGTCCGAATCCATTGAAGCCACCACGCTTCTTGTCGAAACTTACGGCCTTTGCGAGTGGCATGTTAGTAGGTTGTGGTCCCCGTCATAATTTGTTCAAGTGTGAGACTCCATATGTAGGTTACATCCTTGCCGCCTCCACGCTTTGGCTCGACCCTCTCTATGCTGCGGCTCGCTGCAACAACCTTTACCTCGTAATGGCTACCATCCACATCGTAGAAGATGATGGGGACCACACTCGAGATGCACGCCTTGATGTGTGCAATCATGCTCGCTTGGTTGTACGTACCCGTGTAGAGTTCTGCGTCCACATCGAGCAGGCGTGGAGGGACAGTTAGGTCAACACGCCAGCGGTATCGGTCGTTCACCATGGGGGTGTACTTCAGGCTGATGCCACGGATGCGTGTAGTGCCCTGCCTTGGGGTGACAGCAGGGTCTGCTCCGAAGATGGAGAACGACAGGACTCCTATCTGCACCCACTTGCACGAGCGTGGCATGGTTGCGAAGTTAGAGAGTCTAACTGTTCCCCCCGTTATGGAGCGCACGTAGTCAATAAAAACCCACTGGTCGTTCGTCTTGTCCGTCTTTAGGTACACGCTCACATTCGTGAAGCCAGGGTACTCACGGTACAGGTTCTCGCCGTCAATCGTGACGCTCTCTATGTCTTTCTCAAGGATTCGATTTGTACCGAAGAAGCGGTCAGTGGATACCCAGGCGTAAGACTCGAACTCAGAGGAGGTGTCGAAGTATGGGTTCTTGATTCCATCCACGGCACGGAAGCGCCAGGACCTCCCCTTATCCCCAATCCATACACAGTTCTCGAACTTGTCCGCAAGCATCCAGTACGGGTTGGCCGGAACAATTGTTATGGAGTGCCACCCCTCCGGTTGCCAGGACCAAATGATTCCACGTGTCTCTGCGGCATTGGATGTCGCTACGTATAGCCAGTTCTGCCCCGCCGCCAAAGAGCGAAGATATGTAGTTTCCTCGTCAAGGTCAGGGTCATTCGACGGAACAGGGAGCGGAAGGATGGACCCGCCAGCATCGACTCGGTAAAGAGAGTTGCCACCTATCACGAACAGGCTCCCCTGAAACTCGACCATGACGCATGGAAGAACTGTACTCTTGTCGGGGAATAGGAACAACTTCTGGCAGAAGTCGCCAGGGGCGATGTAGAACATGCCCTCACGTGTGATGTAGTAGAGAGTGCCAGCCATGGAAGCCATGGCCTGTACGGGGTACTGTGAAGTTGCAGCGTTTACAACATCAGTCCATGTAATGGCGTCTGCCGAGTAGGAGATGGTCGTCCCGTTAACCTTCCACAGGTAAGAGCCATCCGAATAGAATGTCTGGGCAGGGTACGCAAGGTTGGCGTGAACATCTCCTGCGCTCAAGGAGTAAGCGTTACCTGAAGCACGCCCGAAGTAGATGACGCCATCGAACACGGCCATCTGCCCGGTGAGAGTTACGCCGACATCATCCGCTACCGACCATGTGCTAACGGGTGGGGGTACCCACTTGAGAATCTTGTCTCCACACATGGCGTAGATTGAATCTCCACGCTGAATGAACGGACCTACTCTCGCATATGCGGCGCTGTACCCAGTGTCCTGCATCATGGACTGGTGGGTTATGACGCAACTCGCCAGAGAGTACTGTGTGCTCCATACATTGTCCGTCCACAGGTCCTCTGCTCTGTACGCCGAGGCGGGAACCTGCGAAATGGAGATAATCTTTATCTCGCTGGATGGAGTGATAACGGCCCAATCCGAGGGACTCACGACTCCTGTCCCCGCCATAGTTGCCTTCTGCCAGCGTGGTAGAGGTCCGGTTTTCTTGACGGTGATGACTTGGAAGGCGACCTCCGTTGTGGGGTTCACCGCTCCTGTATAGATGCTCACACGAACCTGCGTATCCTGGTCCGCTAGGCACAGGAAGTATATCGTTGAACCATTATTGTTCGGGGCAGTAAGCCCTGTCACAGGAAAGTCGAAGGCACCCCTCACAGCAAGTGCTTTACCCGAGTAGGGGGTTCCCGTATTCGTTGGGCCAAACTTTTGGTACCCTTCGTAGTACTGAATCGGGCTGGGGCCAAGAGGGTACGCATTCCTGTAGTACTTGGTGTTGACTTCTCCTGCTGATGCCCAAGCAGTCTGGGGCCAAACATGCTGCGTATGAATCAATTGACCAGGAACACGCCCCTCAATGAATCCATACAAATAGCCCCCAGCCTCGGGGTCCTGCTGACCTGCTCCGGCCTGCCAGTCATTCATCGTGAACTCTGCCCAACCTGATAGGTCGTTGTACCCCTTGTTGCCACCGCCAGGAGATGCGAATGGGTTGGCGGTATCCATCGGGACTTGGCGCAAGTCCTTGGCGATGACAGGCCGAATATCGTTGTAAGGGCCTAGAGAGATGTATGACTTGGGGGCCATGTTAGTGCACCATGCTGAACTCTGTTAGACGTGCTCTCGTCCCACGGCGGACAGGACGTGTACGCCAGAACGCTTGCACCCGATTGTCGTAGTACGTCACCATCTGCTGGTGGAAGGAGTTGTCCGACTGGGATGCGTTGTTCAGGTACATCCGGTGGCAGATGCCCATCATGGTGTCAACGAATCCAGCACGGTCCCCACTCTCCTCAAAAGCGAATACCACATTGACCGCAGCGCCGATGTTGTGGGCCGTGATTGCACCGTTAAGCCCTCTCACTACATTAGTGAGCAAGCCGCTACCAGCCAGGAAGCCGCAATAACTCATAACCTCCGAGTCGATAACGACGAAGCCTTGTGCGTCCCCCGTCCAGGTTGGGGTAATGAACACATCGTGCTCTGCTCCGCCCCCGACTGAGCGATTATTTACGGTTGTGCTCGCTTGCGGGATTCGTGTATTGTTGATGTTAACGACAAGACGAGCCTCTGCTGTGTACGGCGTCTGGTTGAATCGAATCTGCCAGCGCCCTGTGTCGAACGGACCTACCTCCGATGTGGGCGGCTCGATTGTGTAGGAGACGAAATCAATCCAGTTATCAAGTGCGCTCCCGACAACGGGAACTCCAGTCCCCATGAACGGCGTGCGCCGATATTGAGGACGCACCCCGCCGCCCTGGACTCCGAAGGGCAGTTCGTAAACAGTCGTGCCTGCGCTCCACTGTGACGTGAAGTCACTGTTGTACGAGTTGAGTATGATGGGTATTGTCTGCCGTTGCTGCCAGAGCGAGACGCTCATGTTGTAGGCAGCGTCGAGCATGGCCTGTGTCCAGCGGCTCTTGCCAACATCGTTCATCAGCATGGACACTTCGGCCTGTATGTCGGACGCCTTCACAAAGGATATGTTCATCTACTCCTCCGGTTGCAGGTCCGTGTCCACTGGTGTGACGCTCGTGAACATCAGGATTCCCTGCTCACTCTCAATCATAACCCATCCGTCCGGTACCTGGAGCGCCTCACGCAGAATTGCTGTTGTGCTCTGGGCAATCTGCTCCAACTGCTGCGTCGCCTGGAACAGGTTGCGCAGTCGATTGGCCGCTGCTTCTGGAACTTCAATCGAACCTTCTACCATGATTCTCTCCTAGTCAACGTAAGGAACATACTTCGCTGCGGTTCCGACGTACACCTTCAGGAAACCTGTCGTGTTGACGTTACTCGCCGTTCTCGACTTTACCGTCACTGTGCCCGTGCTCGCTGCGACTGTGGCGTTTGTGAACGTTGTGTACGATGCAGTGCCGCCTTCATCGCCGCCGACTGCCACACTGCCCAGAACCTTAAGTTTCTGCGTTGCAGGGGTTACACCGATGCCAACAAGCCCGTTGGCGTCGATGTACATGCGCCATGCGTTTGATGTACCGAAGTTGATTGCCGATGCGCCAACGTTGAGAAGCCCGAGTATTCCTGTGCCGGTGTTGACCAACTGTAGTATGCCGTTCGCCCCCGCCGCCCTGTCCAGGTATGCCGTCGCCGTGGTTGCGCTGGCTCCGTAGGTGTACAGGCTGAGGCGTGCATACTGGTCGTTTGTGTTGCCGATTCCGATATTCGTGTATGACGGGTTTGCGTCCAGCCGAGTGATGAATCCTGCATGACCAAGCGGGGTGGTCATTCCTATGTAGTTCGATGCTCCGAAAAACCCAGCATTTGCGACACCGTTGAACATGTGACCAGTGCCATAGCCGCCTGCGGAAGCGTTGATTGCCACTCCGTACACATCACCCACCACGGAGAGGTCGGTTCTGATTGTCGATTCCGCCGCTGTCCACTCCTGGAAGGTGACGTTATACGCCGTGCCAACATACATGTACAAAAGAGCGTCCGAGTTCCCCAGAGCGCCAAACGTCCCAAGCGATGTTACTTGGTCAGACTTCATCGCCTGGAATCCCCTGGCCCATCCCCCCGTGGCGGGGCTGTAGTAGCGAAGTCCGTAAGCCCCGTCGACCCTGGCGTGTCCGGGTGCCCCGCTCTGCGTCACGAATGCGCCGGACACGGCCAAGAATCCAACGTTATCCGTGTAACTGTCCAGGACAGCGCCGCTGCCAGCAATAATCAGGCTGCGGTCAAGTTTCCCGTCCTTGTTCAGCATGAGGGGACGGAAGCGGTCAGGTACTCCACGAGATGCCCACGTGAAGTCGGCCTTCTTTGCGAAAGCATTGTTGGCCCATATCTTGACTTGGTTGACTAGGGTGTTCTCTGGCACATTACTCCCACATGGACGGTGATGGGTCCGTCACCCAGTCGTAGTTCAGGGGTCCGTGAAGCGCCACGGCCATCTCCACGTCACGTGGGGTGATGTGGTGCGCCGCTCCCTCAAGGTACTGGAAGTTCTTGAGTATCGTCGGGGAGCATAGGTAGTCCATGATTGTCCCTTCGCCACACGCTGCGTGGTGTGAGGGGAATGTGTTGTGGCAGAAGTTGCCCAACAACTCGTCCGTCTCCTCGCCAAACACCAACTCCGCTTTCTTGCGGCTGAATGGCTGTCTTGCTATCTGGCCGCCCCACTGGTGGTGGAGGCCCAGGACATGCCCAAAGATGTGATGCACACTTCGCACCAGGACGAACTGCTGTGTAGCATCGTCCATGCCACCCAGGCGAACCAGCCCATCCCTGTAGTCCGTTCCCTTTCCCTCGAACGTGACCAGCACCCGACTGTTCGGGTCTTGCTCAAAGATGAACTGCGCCCCGCACACGCTGTTCCAACCACCAGGTCTAGCCACTACCTTGGCTACTCTGTCCCAAACATCGGGGGAGCCATCGAGAAACTTCACGTGGATATTGCCGAACATGGGACGCTGGTCCCTGTCAGCAAGACATAGGTGTGTATGCATCGTGCGTTGATTGTAGCATATATGCGCCACATTCGCTACATAAAAAGAGGGAGGAGGATGATTCCCCCTCCCTCTTTACTGCCATCTACGCCGATTTACGCTACCAAGCAGTAGGAGACGGTAACGTTGCCACCGGTCACGGCGGAGGTGCGAGCACGAACCTGTGCGATTCCACGAACATCGAATCGAAACAAGGCAGATGCCGTGACAGTTGTAGCCGCAGCCGCAGTCGTCAAATTGACGCCGGACAGTGCGAACCAAGTGACACCATCGAGTGACGCCTCAAAGTTGACTGTGCCGGTGAATCCAGCGCAAACGACCTGGAGCACCAGAGTGCTCATGGAACCAGGAGCACCTACGACGCTAATGACTGTGCCGTCCGCATTACCCCCTTGTGTGTCCTGCAACTTTTTGCCAAGCGAGAAGGAGTAACCAGGTTGAAGGTAAGGCATAGGTCTCCTTATTTGCGGACGTACTCAAGCCACACGGCATAGAGGTTCACGGCGTCGGCAGCGTGCGCAGCGGGTGCGAACGCAACCGAGAGCGTGCGTGCCGCAGCCGGAATATCAGCGGCCAAGAGTGTAGTCAGTCGGTCAGTGACAGTGGCGCTCAATGAGTCGGAGAGATAAGTCTTCTTGGTGAATGCCTCGTTCCAGTACACATCGCTAGTGAACTTGGGCGTGTTGGTAGCACCACCCATGTTGGAGCGCATGTACAGTTTGACTGCGCCAGCCGGGTCGAAGTCGGGCGGCATTGTGACCTGGAAGGAGAGCACATCCACGTTGGCAGCGGCCCACTGAACACGCCACTCGTTGTCACTGGCACCCACGGTAGTGAGGGTGGGAGTAGTATCGAGAGCGAGCAGGCCACCATTGCCAGCCGCATTGATGAAGGCGTTCGATGCGCCGAGTTCACGAAGAGCAGCAAGGTCAACGGCGATAAAGCCCTTGCCCTGATTGCCGCCACCATCGACTACCCAATCAGCGGCAGCGCCAGTGCTGGACACCTTGGTGTAGGTGCGAATGTCGGTGGCGCTTACCTTGCGGATATAGGTGCTGCCCAGACCAACACGTGCGAAGTAGCCAGTGCCGGAAGGGGCGTCAACTCCCACCCACATGCTGGGCAGTGCGCCGTAGATTCCAGAGTGCTGAAGGGAAGGAACAATAGGAAGGAACATCTGTTAGTCCTTTCGAGGGGGGAGAGGCTATCCCCTCCCCCACCCATTTTGACACACGTGAGAGGGCCACCGAACGTGGCCGTTCTTTTAGAACGTGGTCGAGAAGTTCTTGATACGACCGTGCGCCAACTGGTTGAGCAGGACGAATCCGTACTCGCCAATCACACGCTTGACCTTGCCATCCACTGTGACAGGAACATCCACAATGTCGAAGGGACGGTACTCAATCCAGCCCATCTTGGTCGAGTCGAACATGTACAGTTCGTTCGAGGGGCAGAGCCAGTCATAGATGACCTTGAGAGTACCGAACTCCGTGAGGACACGGTCGATAACAGCGCCGCCCAACGTCTCGTCACGGCTCGTCTCAATCGTACCCTTGAAGAACTCGCTAATCTTGCGCTTGCCGAAGGAGTTGACCAGGATGGTATCCGGGCGACCGCCCACGTCATTGATGGTCTGCATGAGGCCCTCAATGTCCAGAAGGTCCAGGCTTGCACCGGACTTCTGCACAACGTTTGTGGTCACAAAGGCATTGAAGCCACCCATCGTGCGGGGGAGCGTTCCATCCGTATTGCCAGCGTAGCGAACGCCATGATAGAAGGACTGCTCCAAAAGAATGGGGAGAGTGCCAGCCGACTTGCCATCGCTGATAATCTTCTCCATGTGGTAGGCCATCGTGTCCGAGATACCGTACTTCTGGCTGACCATTTCACTGTTCGACACGCCGAGTGCTTCATCAAAAATCTGCGTGTAGTTGTAGGGCAGAGTGGGGTTAGTGTAGTAACCGAGAACATAGTCGCTGTTCTCAAGTCGAGCCACACCAACCTTGGTGATAGGAGCAAGGTCAGCATGTGTAGCGCCAACCACACCCTCAAAGCCGGCAACGGTCGAGCGTTCGACGGTGAGCGTGTCTGTGGAAACAGACTTGACCCACATCAGTTCGTTGTCAACCTTAACCACGTCGCCTGCCTTGAAGCGCACGCCCGTACCTGCGGCAACGCCAACGGACGCACCAGTGGCGTCGGCCAGTGCAGGAGTGATGGTGCTGGAACGACCCGGCATCGTGTCCTCAATCCACTCATACTTGATTTGAGGAAAGTCCTGGAGCCGGAACTTCTTCTCGCCATTCAACCCAAGCAACTTCAGGAGGGGTGCATTGCGGAAGTCAATATTGTCAATCATGTTGCGGATGCTACGCTTGCGGAGCGTTGCTTCCTGCGTTACGGTGGTGATTACACCAGTAGGCATGTTACTTCTTCCTTACCCCACGGAGGGGCGATTAGTCCGTGCCGCCTAGCATTGCTTTCCAGTAGGCACGTCCGTCTTTGGCTTTAAGTGCATCGTTCAACAGTGCTTCCTGGCGACTGGTCGGGGTTGCTGTACGCCCTGTGGGGATGTACGGAGTGCTGCCGGCATCACCCTCAGCCGATGACTGCCTCTTGGTGGCAGCCTTCACAGCCATGTCCATGGCCTCATCATAGGTGCTTGCTTCGGACAGGTCCTCAACCGTCAAGCCAGAGAGTTTGGAAAGTCGCTCAAGGTCACGCTGCTTTGCCTGCGCCATCAGTTGGCGCTGCGAAGCCTGTTCCTGTTCTTGCAGGATTGCGTTAAGTTGAGCACGTGCTTCATCCAACTCAAACTGCACACGGTCCGCTTCGGTCATCTTCTGGAGTTGCAGGTCCCGCAGTTGTCGTGCGTTCTCTTGAGCCAACTTTTGCATCTCAGAGTACTGCTTCGACCATTGGGATTGTACGTTGCGGAACTCCGGAAGGTCGAACAGATTGACCTTTGCGGGTTTCTGAGGCGCTGCGCCATCGGCTGATTGTCCTTCGGAGTCAGCCTGCGTTGCAATTGCGCTTGTCAGTTCGTCAGACATAATAGTGGTTCTCCTGTAATACTGCAAAGTGACGGTACTACCTACGTTTCTTGCCCATGCCACGAATCTTATCGGGGCCTAGTGCCTGTCCTGCGTACTGCCAGTCCCTACCCAACATCACGTCGAGCGGCTTCCATTCTGGCGCATAGCGTTGAGGCTGGAGTGACGTACCTCCTATGTCAACGTATCGGCTTGGACGTAGACCGCCCGCTGCCCATCTGCCTCCACCCTCCTGATGGCCGTACCCTCCACCCCCTCCACCACCTCCACCCCCTCCACCTCCTCCACCGTAGGAGCGTCCACCGCCGTAGGAGCGGTAGCCGCTTGAACTCGATGCTCCGTATTTGCTGCTGACTCCGTTGAGGATATCAAGGTAGTGCTGCTGGAACTCTGGGTTCGCCTCAAGGTATGTGAGCCGTTCATCGTTCTTCGTGAACGTGCCGTACACATCCCAATTCGGTTGCCACTTCTCTTCATCCACCCACCACGACTTGTAGGTGGGGTCCTTCTTCAGGACGCTTGCATCGTACGCAGCCTGGAAGGCGGGATTGGACAAGAGGTAAATCCTCTTCTCGCCCGTGCTTTCGAGTGTGTGGTACTCATCCCACGCCACGCTTATATCGCTGGTCGGGGGTGCACCCGCCGCCTTGCCAGCCTCATACTTGCCGCCGCTCACGGAGAAGGTGGTACCTGACTTGCCCGTACCTGTCGAGTCGAAGTTGCTCTCTCCGCCCAGGTAGAACGGAATGTCCTCGCCCTTGTCCTGCTTCTGGCGTATGGCATAGTCCTTCATTTCAGGGTTAGCGTCAAACAGTGCCTGAACCTGCTTCCACCCATCCTTTCCCTGCTTATCCCAGATGGGCTGAACCTGTTCATCATAGAACTTGGAGTAGTCGTCGCCCGCTGCTTCGATGCCCTTCACTGCCTCCGACTTGTTGCGGTTCAGGTAGTCCATGAAGAGTCCGCCCAGTGCATCCTTGTCCGGCAGTGCGCCGACCAGGGCCTTAACATCGGGGGGCAGGCTATCCAACAGGGCACCGGCAGTCTGCAACTGGTCCGCACGCCATATTTCCAGGTCGTCGTAGTATTTCGAAGAGTTTTGGCTGTAGGCACCCTTCTCCTCCTGGGATGCGTTCGCACCAGGCTTCTCGCCCTTGACGTAGTTCTCCCAGACGGGCTTCACGTCCTGGTTGGCCTGAATGCCAGCCTTGATTGCCCAGTCGATTATCTTGGCGTTGGCCTCCTCCGGTCTGTACCCCTTGAGTGACGGGGGTGCGGGCATATTCTCCGGCATCGCCCAGTCCGGCGTACCTCCCGTTGACGGGACAGCCTGGGGTGTAGTTGGTGCAGCCACTGGCGCTACTGCACCTTCGACTGTGGGCGTGAACGGTACACCCACCACAGGAGCAGCAGGCGAACCAGGAGCGACTTGCGCCGCTGCGTCAACAGCAGGTTTCGCTGCGTCCGCTTGCGCATAGAGTTTAGTCTGGATTGTGTAGAGGTCATTCAGGCTCTTGCCCCATGTGTCCTCAACCGCCTTCTTCATTACAGAGAGTGCGCTGGTCGTGGGCTGCTGTCCGTTCTTTTCCGTGTACGCTGCAATCATACCATCTAGTGCTGCGTTCTTGCCAGCCTTGTTCTGCTCAATCAGCGCCTTCACTTGGTCGAGTTGTGCGTCAATTCCTGGGGGCGGGAAGTCTCCGTTGTTCTCTGCGTTGCGGTCCCACGCCACCTGGAGCGCAGGGTTCTGCATCAGTTCTTTCTGCGCAGCCTTGGAGCCGTATGGGTTAGTCGTCTCGTCGTAGCCCAAGTGCTGATAGGCAGACACGATAGCGCCGACTTCCTTGTCCTCAGGGAACTGCTGCTTCACGTTGGCCCCCAGGAAGAAACTGAAGTTGCCAAGGAACTGCTCGAACCCAACCTTCTTCGTGTCCACTTCGTACTGAGTCTTGGCGGCGGGGAGATACTCCGCAGGTATGTTGGTTGATGGGTCAAGCCCATCCTTCAGGTTGAGTGCGTACTGGCGTGCGTAGCGCAGAGTGTCGGACGATACCTGCCCATCCACGGCAGTACGTGCGAGTTGATTTCCGATGTTGTAGTCGGTGGAGTCGATATCATTCGTGATACCAGCCTTATCCCCTGCTTGGTCCCCGATGGGAACGGTGTACTGTGGGACCTGGGTGCTCGCACCAGTCGCCAGTGAAGTGTTACCCCACACACGAGCCTGGGGAATCAGGCTGCTTAGGCTCCAGTTGACACGCTTCTCGTCGTTGGGAAGAGGCGCTGTCTTGTCCAGATAGTTTCCGAGCATCATGGAGTAGGCGGGCATGAGGCCGGGGCTGACCATGAGTGCACTCTGGTACGCATTGTCCGCATCGCCCACTGCCTTGTCCGTGTTGGCGAACGTGTTGAGCATTCCCAGAATGGGCACTGCAAAGGTGGTGAGATTCTGCACACGAATGGCAGTACCGTCCTTGCGGTAGGCAATCGGGAACGTACCCTTGTAGCGGTTCTCTCCGGGTGCCAGTTGCATATCTTCAAGTTCCTGCGCCCTCTGCCCTGCGTCCACAGCGTTCATGAACTGCGGATGGTTGGTCGCACGGATTGCCCAGTTGCGTGCGCTCCGACTCCAGAAGAAGTGGAAGGGTGCGGCCATCGCCACCAGCCCGTCGATGTGGCGTCTATCATTCGGGTTAATCATCGCAGCATCCGCTGCTCGCTGCGCCACACGTGCTGTCTCTGCAACTACGTTATCGTAGAGTGGCACCACCTTCTGGGTGATGTGATTCATAATCAGGCGTGCTTGGTACGGGGTTATCTGCCCACCTGCTACTGCTGGCGCTGATGCTGGTAGTCCGTTGATGACGTTCTGGATTGTGTTGGTCACGGCTGCTGTCATGTCACCGACTGTCGGGTGGCGGCCAGAGTTAGCCAAGAGGATATCCTCCGCTACTCCACCAGCCAAGTCCGCATCCGTTGGGTCAAGCCCGAGCAACTGCTGCACTGTGAGAGCACCCTTCTGGTACGAGAGAGGGTGCCCTGGTGCGGCCTGCGCTGCCTGTCCAGCACGTTTGTTCCAGAATGACGCAGGGGTCCAGTAGTACGCAGAGCCAACGTTATCCGCACTTGCCTTGTGTGCCGCCATGGCCTCGCCGATAATCTTGCCGATGCTATCCCCTTCAGGATTCTGTGCGGTGCGCCTGTAGATGTTTCCAACGGGGCCAAAGTCGCCATTGTTCTTCGTGGCACTCTTGATTTGGTCCGGGAAGAAGGCAACGAACTCGTCGCCCCCCATTCCAGTTCCCCCACGCAGGATGACGCCATCGTACCCCGCAGACTCTAGGGCGTTGCGAACAGCAAGGGCCTCCGGCTCATCCGACTTCAGACCTTGTGCGGTATAGTCCCTAAGCAAATCCTCGGCGTGCTTGCGTAGATTGCTGCCAGCAGGCAATCCTTCGACGCCGCCCATGACTTCATCTGTCCAGTAGTACGGATTCTGGAGAGAGAGGTACGTGTCGTAGGTCTGCGATTCGTCAATAGCCCCCGCTGTAATTCTGCCGTATGGTGACGACGCCTTTTTGCTCGAAGAGAAGTAGGTCCCCTTGCCTAGCACTTGCCCGTTCTGGGACGGTGCTCTGGTGTTGAATGTATCGAACCCACCCTGCGGCGTCGAGTGGTACACAACGAGCGGGTCGCCCTTCGTATCGACTACCTTGCTCTGCTTGAAGAACTCGGCAAAGTTGGCGTTGGACATATCGCCGCCAGGGACAGTCTTTGCTACGTCATCCGTCACGCCTCTTGCCGCTGCGAACAGGGCGTTTCGTGCCTGTTCGTCATCACCAATTCGGTGAGCGACAACCTCTTCCAGGTCATAAGGCTCGGGGAGAGTGACGCCCAGATGGTCGGCAATCCCGTAAAATGCAGAGAGAATCTTGGACTGGTAACTCATCCCGGTCCCGGCTGATAACTCTGCGAGCGGAGATGTTTCGACGGACATATGGGCGTGCATCATTGCTTCGACCATACGCTTCCGCTGCGACAGAAAGCCGTAAGACTCCAACTTCTTTACTGTGTTCTGCAAATAGACAGACGCCTCATCCGTGCCGGAGAGGGCCTTCAGTACAAGGTCGCCACTCCGCTTCTGCTCCTCGTGGACAAGGTTGCGAAGTATCTTCTGCGCCGGACGTGGCAAGTCGGGAGAGTTGAGGATAGGCCACAAGAGGTGAGTAACCTCATGCGACATTGTGTTGGCGTCAAGCCCACCGGAGGGCCACAGAACGAGTGTTCTCTTGTCACTTCCTTCGTTATGCACGACAATGCCGATGGCACTCTTGGCGACTTCCTTGAGTTCCTCCGGCATATCGAAGCCTTCGGGATAGTGCTCTATGTCCCAAGTGCTCTCGTGCTCCGCAAGAACATCCCTTGCCTCCTGCCCGATGGAACTGAACGCCTTGTTTACCGCTTCCCTTGTTTCAGGATTCCAACTATAACTTGCTGCTCTTCGGGCGAGAGACTCTTCAAGTCTATCTTGGGCGGTCCCGAGCGCATCAGTTGCTTGACGTATTCCGGATTCGGCTTGCCCGTTCCCGGCGATAGCGCCTGCAAATCCGCCAGCCACTTCTTGACCTGCGCTGCCCGCTGCTTGATTTGCTGTTGTGCCATACTCTGCTCCTGTTCTCTTGAATATGCTCCCGCCCGTTGCTTTCTTGGCAATGTCGGGATTGAGTACCATGTGGGCGGCGTCCCCAGGCTTGAGGCCACGCCCATACACGTTCATGTAGACCTGCATCTGCTGACCGTATGCCTTGATTGCATACTTGTCCGCATCAGGTATGGCGTTCCACCATGCCTCAGGGCTGCCGTGAATCTTCTGGTCGTACACCTTGACGGGCTGCGTGAGCACGCCATTGAGGTGGTCGTTGATTGCGTTAGCGAGGGCGGTCGTCTGTGAGAACGATGCTCCCGGGTCCTTGCTGCCCTCAAAAAGTTGCTGGTACGTGAAGGGAACCTTGGTCCCATCGGTCAGGGTAAGACCAGCCTTCGTAGTGCCTCCCTCTCCTTTCGCTCCACCCAGGAAGAGACGCTGGAAGTTTTGCCAACTTATCTCTTGTGCGTTAGGGGTGGCACCCTTGGGCAAGTCCTTGATGGGCCAGAACTGCGGCACCGCCTTTGCGTGCAGTTCTGGGTCCACCTTACGAACGAGCGAACTGGCTGTCCGCTGCGCTACGGCGGGGATGCTCTTCACGTACCCGTCGAGTTGCGCCGCTGGTACGAAGGTGTCGAAGATGCGGTTGACTTCATCCACTGCGCCCTTGACTGCTTCTGGCGTGAGCGTTGGGTTGGAGAACCCTGCTCCGATGGAGCCGATGGCCTGCGCTGCGCCACGGTTCTGCTCAACGACTGCGTGCATGAATGTGCCGTATGCCTTGTCCTTCTCTGCTACCAACTGTGCGGTGGTGAGGGAGCCGGAGCCGAAGGCATCGTAGATTTCCTTGAGACGATTCTGGAGCACCAGCCCCATCTCGCTGTTACGACGGATGGCGTTGTTCAGAATGTCAACCGACTCGCTGGCTGGGTTCTGTGACACCACACGCATCAGAGCCTTGTACGACTTTCCCGCCATGCTCTGCCCGTCGATGATTGTCTTGCTGGGGTTGGGAGCGAACCGCCCCACGTGTGGTGCGTACATCTTGGCGTCCGCCGTGTACAGGTCGTGCACCACACGGTCCCACTGGCTAGGTACACCAGAGGTAGCCGTGTTGGGGATGATGTTCTGGGTGTCGCCCAAGACCTTACGCATCTCGTGGCTCAACTCCTGATGCTTCTGCGCCACTGCGTCCAGATATCCATGCCATCCCTGGGGTGTATTGGTAGCCTCCGCTGCGTGGTGCACTACATCCAGCGCCTCGTCAGTCTTGGTGCGAAGTTTGTAGATTCTGTTCCACGCCTCCGCTACGACTTCCGGTGCATCTTCGGTTGGCGAGTTCTTCATCATGTCCAACAGGGAAGAGATAGTGTCCTGCTCAATCTGTGAGTAGGGCTTCACAATCTCGTCCATCTTTGCGGCCAGGGCGGGTGCGTCCATGCCCATCGCTTTGCCGGCGTAGGTCACACGGTCGGCAAGACCATTGCTCGCCAGGATGCTCTCCTTCGTCATCCATGTCATCCCGCCAGCGGGAGTAGGTGTGGATGCGAGTTGCTCTGCGTGTGTGGCAAGTGAACCCTGCAGGACGTTGACCACTTCATTGCGGAGGTTGGCAAAGTCTAGAGCGCCACGGTTGTGGTCATTGATAAGCGTGTTGATGGCGGTGGCGTGGTCCCCGGTCACAAGTCCCGCAGGGATACCCAGGTCATCCATCGTCACGTGCCCACCAGCAAGAGGCTTGCCCTCAACGATGGCACGGATTGCGTCCACCACTTCGCCGGACGAGCCACTGATACCCACGTCACGAGCGGTGCTCGCTACCGTCTGTGCTGTTCTGGCGTCAAGGCCAAGGTCGGTCAGTTCCTTCTCTGTGTTGATGAGCGCCGACTGCCAGGAGCGATGGAAGAGTTTGTTGAACCACCCGCTGAAAGCACGGATGCGGAATGACTGCTCACCCTGGGGCACGTAACCACCAAGACGGTTTGTATTGCCAGTCCAGTGAGTGCCTCGCATGGCAACATTGTCCATCCAGCGCAGTACGGGGTTTGCCAGTTCGGACTTGCCGCCCACCCCTTCGATGGCGCTCTTGCCAGCCCCTGCGATTGCCTCCACAACTTCTGTGCCAGGACCCATGGCCCAATGCTTGCCCAGGTCTGCGGTAATCTGCTTGATGCTCCCAAACACAGGGACGCCATCAGCCGTGAGTGCTGAGGCTGCGCCTAACGCATTACGCACCACTTGTCCCGGGCGCAGGTTCAGATAGAGCACGCCCATGACTCGGCGCTGCACTTTGTCCGGAGCACGTAGCCATCCGTAGATGCCGCCCCATGCGGTGTCGCCAACCTGTGCGTTGAGCGCATCCGTCATCTGCGTTACCGCATCACGTGCCAGAGTTGCGTTCTCGTACTGCCGTGTCTCGCCCATGATGGTGCCAGCATCGTCGTAGAACTCTACTGCGTTGCCGTTCGCCACCACCTTGCTCGCACCATAGGGTAGTTCGTCAAGAGCCTTGAGGCCGTGCGCCTCACGTGCTGAATCGTAGAATGAGTTGCCTAGTTCGACAATGAACTTGCGCTTGTCGAACACATCCGCTGTCAGTGAGGGCAAGTTCTCCACGTCCTGCGCTGCCAAGCGAAGAATACCCAGGCGCTGAATGATGCTCTCGTGCGCTACGGCTGAAGCGCCAACGACAAGTTTGCCATCAGCGTCGAGCACACGCATCAGTTCTGTGGACGTTATGTCCGAGACTCCACGTGTCAGTTGCCCGGGGTCCTGCGCCCACGTCTTGACGAGGGCAATCGCATCCTCCCGATTGTCCACTCCACGGAGAATCTGGTTCGCCGCACCTGTGAGAACGTTAGCATCCGAAGCCACAAGCGCATCCGGTGTCTTGCCGAACAGGGGGATAAACGAAAGCGGGCCGCCGTACTGCTTCGCTGCCGGGAGTAGGTCCTTGCCGACTTTCTGCCCTGTCTGTACCGCCTCAACCAGAGCGTCCGCTTTGCTGGACGCCTGGAGTATCCTCTCTGAATCCGTCGCAATTTCGGTGCCTTCCTGAGCGACCTTGAGAATCCCCTTGATTTTCATCGCATCGGCCACATAGCCGACCGGAAGCAGGTTGGTGGGGTCAAGAAGTACGCCTACGGCAAGGGCAGCAACAGGCTGTGTTCCCTTGTCGATAATGTCTGTGTATGTCATCCCCTCCAGGTGCTGCGCACGCTGGTAGAGAGTGGAGGCTGCGTCAGTCTGCCCACTCGCTTCGAGTTGTTTGGCTTGTGCGTACAGGTCGTCGGCGCTGCCGCTGTTCAGGTTGTACTTCTGGTACGCCTGCATCAGTGCGCCAGTCTGCCACTCCGCTCCACCCACTGCGGTGGTCTGGAGTGTGCGCTGCAACAGTTTGCGAAGAGCCGGGTCCCCCTCCGAAGTCTTGAGAATCCAGTCATTCGCCTTGCTCATTGTCGCTTCTTGGACTGCGTAGTCCTGCTTGACGATATCAGCGATGCGGCCACGGTCCGATGTGAATATGCTCTTCACCGCATCGTATGGGGTGATGGGGTCGTTCGTTACAGGGTCCACCAAGTTATTGCCGAAGCCGTACACCTTCCACGCAGAGCCGATAGCGGGTGCCACGTACTGCATTATGCTAACGTTCGTATCCTCGCCGCTCCCAACGTTAATGGAGGGTGCTTCGTAGGACATGGCGGCGGGTGCGGCGATGTTCGTCCATTCCGTGCCATTCTCGAACTCGTTGTACGCAGTGCGCAGGACGTTGCCCGCTCCGCCAGCGAGCCAGTGAATCCCACGAAGGAGAGGGTTCTCAATCTGCTCGTTGGTCCTGCTCCACTTGTCCCACTCTTCCTTGTACCCCTCACGTCGATAAGCGTTCTTGAGTGTCACAGTGGTCGCAGCATCGGACGTGAACTGAATGCCAGGCACGTACCCGTACTGCTTGAAGAAGTCAACCTGCTCAGGGTCAAGGGTAGCCACGTCACGAGCGGCGTCCACTCCCTGCCCATTCGCCCACTGTGTAATCCACTTGCCCAGGCTCAACTCTGTCTTGGCGACCTTATCTTCGTAGGTCGTGTTCTGCCACTCCAGCCTGCGCTGGTCCATCAGTTCACTGTTGAGCGCACCGTCCACCCCGTACTGCTGGAGAACGTCGAGCGCCTTCGGTCCCTGAATAGCGGGGCCAGTGACGCCCATGTGCTTGTCTGGACTAATGTCAATGTTGAAGTTCTTCTTCCACGCTTCGTTCTCTACGTTCCAGTCAACCTTGTTGGGTACAGGACCCTGGTCCACCTGGGGTAGAACGGGCTGGAAGTTGTCGTCCACGCTGCGGCTAGGCGCAGTAAAGCGTTGCCACGCTACGGGAGCGTTGTACTTGGCCTCCTGCGCCCCACGTGTTCCAGGGACTTGATAGGCAGAGGTCTGGGATGCGCCACTGTACGGCACGTTGGGCCGAACTGGAGGTGTGTCATCACGTCTGTCATTCCGGTTGGCGATGACAGAGTTGGGGCGAGGCGAATTGCTCTGCCCCGCCCCGCTGTTTGCTGTACCATTGCGAAGTCGATTGATAAGGCTAACGAGTTCCGTTAAGGCTGACATTATTCTACCACCCGTTGCTACGCCAGTAACCGTCACCGTAAGGCTGTGGGATAGGGGGATTCTGTGTGTACTGAAAGACCATGCCCTGTGCCGGAGACATACCACGCTGTCTCGCCTGCAAGTTTGCGTACCAGTCCTGCCCAGGTTGCACAGGATTCTGCATGAAGTAGTCGAGCGCAACCGTGTCGTTCGCTGCTCTCTGCAACTGCTGCTGCGAAGGAGGTGTGTACTGGACTGGTGCCATTACCGGAGGCATTGCGGGGCCTTGGTCAACCTGGGGGCGATAGTCATCCCAGGTTGTGTTGGCCTGCGAAGGAGGAACATAGCCGCCCCCGCCCCAACCACCTCCACCCCCGCCAGCACCACTCCCGATGTCTGGAACGGGAGGCGGAGAGTAGGGCATGTTGTTGTTTGTGTCGAGTGTGCCACCGTACACGCCCGACGCCCCAATCTCAGGGGTGGCGAACGCACGCTCTGGGGTCATGGGCTGCTGCGGTGCAGGCTCCTGCCAGTTGGCGGGACCCTGCGCCATGTAGTCGCCCACCGACGCTGCACCTCTGTCCAGCGTGCTGCCCAAGGCACTCGACCAATCGCTCAACCCTTGTCCAGCGGAATCTCCCAACGCTGTAGCAGATTCACTGATTCGCTGCCCTGGCGTACTGTCCAACTGAAGAGGGCGACCAAAACTATCCGTGAGGGGAGGACGTGACGGGAGAGCGGGGGACGAGTTGCCTGTCCCAGGAACAATTCCAGAACCCTTCTGCTTACTCCAATCCACCTTGGTGGGTTCCGGATAACTTGGTGCGGGTGCGCCAGCAGAACCTGCAATGAGGCCTTCAGTAGGCCCCAATGAACGGGGTGAACTTGGCGTTCCCTTGAAGTTGAAGCCACTGTAGGATTGTGCAACAGTGGGTGGTCCGTACACCTTGACCACGTTGCCGGCGTTTGCCGGCTTGTCCGCATCGCTCGTCCACTGATTTCCACGCTCGTCCTGGTAGATGGGAGTCTGCGGGTTATCATTCTTTGGTACGGCAATCTGTCTGCCAGTGGGAGACAGGTACATCGTATAGTCGGCACGCTCGCCCTCACGATACAAGCCCTGCGCTACCGCAGTGGATTGAGGCGGGTTGCTCAGGGCTTGCGGGGCTGCACCACCACCGCCGCTGCTCTTCGGATTGTTGCCGGAACCCTTGTTGACCTGTGCGACACCCGGCTGGTTGCCTTGTCCGCCACCTGGGTCCCCAACGTACAGTTCACGCAGGTCGTTGATGTTGGTGAATGTCCCCGTTCGGTGGAGTAGACTGTCCAGTCTCTCCCCACGTTCATCGAACAGGACGTTCCCATCAGCAGAAACGTAGCGTGGCTGCGTAGTGCCGGGGTCGCCCCGGTCCACGGCACGCTGCGTGTTCGGGTCAATCGTTTGAGTGCCATCCAGGTGCCGTGTCAAATTGCCTGGGACCTGCCATAGTCGTGGTTCGGGCATCTTTACCTACTCCATTCTTCGCTCGTCACTTTTTCACCAGTTGCGCATCATGCGTGCTTGCGGTGCTTGTGCTCGCCCGAACGCCGCATAACGACTCTGCGTAAGTTGGTTGGCCTGATTGCTCTGCTCAAGTTGCGCCTGCGTCTTGCGCCAGTTCTCGTCCAACCCTTGCTGCGATTGCTTGAGCGCCAGTTCCCCCGTACCCAACTGCTTCTGGAGGGCTAGGCTACCTTGGCTGACGCCGAGTTGCCCCTGGTCAATGGCATTGCGCTGCGACTGCGTGAGACGGGACAGGTCGAGTTGCCCCTGCTGTAGTCCGTACTGCTGGTCCCCACGCTTGACCTGCTCACCGAACTGGTCACGCTGAAGACCATACTGCTGGTCGTTCTGCAACTTCTCGAAGCCTAGTTGCTGGCCGAACTGATTGGCCTGCTCCTGCCCCTGCCATTCCGCAAAGCCCTGCTGTCGTCCGGCAAGTCCCTGGCTGAACTGGTTGTTCTGCATGGTAATGCCAGTGTTCGTGTCAAACTGTCGGGCCTGTTCGTTGTGGTCCCCGGCCCACTGTCCAGCCTGCTGCTTCAACTGGTCATACGGCAGGTTGTAGTTGGAGTAAGAGGCCATGGCGTCCTGGTTCTTGTCCGAGCGCCAGAACTCCATCGTGTTAGGCTGTGCGTCTGTCGGTTTGGCAGTGGTCGGCATACCTGGCTGCTGGTAGTAGTTCCCCGGCACCTGGGTCCCAGGCTTGAGTGTTGGCATGGCAGGTGTGGGCAGAGGTGCGGGCGTGTAGGGGTTGGGGGTGTAGCCGCCACTTCCAGCGGGAGCCTTGCCGACTGTCTTGTCCCCACCGGGCAGTTGTCCGATAGGCATGGTGTTGAAGTCGCCGCCGCCCCTCTGTCCACCTCGGGCCTGCATCTGCACGCCCATCTGATTTTGGCCCCCGCCGCCAACCTGTGCGGCGTAGGCAGGGCCTAACTTGGTGTAGTACGGGTCGTTCTTGTTGGCGGGCGGCGACCCACCACGCCACGCCGCAAGCATCGACTGCTGCTGCGGGGTTGCGCCCGACTGGTTGAACCGCTGCATGCTCTGCATTGTTGCTTGTGCCATCTTACATCGCTCCTATTACTGCATAGGTCCGGCCTGCGCATACATCTGGAGTACCTTTTGCTGCGTGAGCGGGTCGCCCAGGATTTGCGCCCACATTTCAGGTGGTATACCCATCTGCCCCATCATTTCTGGGGTGAGTTGTCCCTGCATTTCAGGTGGTATACCGCCACCCTGCGGTCCTGTCAAAGCATCAGGTTGCAACGGTGCTCCACCAGCCATCGGGTTCATCTGGTCGGGCTGAACGGGAGGACCAGCAATGCCAGGAGGCCCGCCACTCACGCTCTCACCAGGGAGGGGACCCTCCGGCATGGGGGGCGGTGCCATCTGCTCCGGTGGAGTAGGTGGCGCTATCTGCGGCATCGGTGCCATCTTGCCCTCAGGGTATTCTTCAGGGTCATAGGCGTTGAGGATGAGCGCCATCTCCTGGGCAATCTCTTCGAGTGGCGTACCCTTGACCATGGACTCCCACAGGTCGGGGTAGTACGCAATCAGGGCTGCGGCCAGTTGCTTCTGCTTCAGTTCGTCGCTGCCCAATGCCTGCTCAATCTCGATGCGCCTTTCTTCGTCGGTCGGCAGGTCGAAGGGTGCCAACTTGCGGAAGGTTTCACTGCTTATGAGGTTGGCCTGCTTCATCTGGATGAGGACGGCCACCTTCTGCATGTCATCGCTGAAGGGTTGGCTGCTCAACTTGACCGAGTTCTCGTAGTACGACTCGATTTCCTTCTTGGACAGGGAGACTTCGTACACCCCATCCTTGTCGTCATTACCCCAGGCCGTGAGGCCCTTGGTCCCGCCAAACTCCTCGACCAGCGCAAGCGCCAGCCGATTGATTGCTTCGCATGTAAGTTCAAGATTGCGTCTGAATGAGATGGTGCGGCCAGCCGCCGACTGTGTGAGCAGGTTCACCCCATAGCCAGCCTGCATCCCGCCCGCCTCACCGTACATGACGCCAGGGAATGTGCTCTGTTGCTGCACTGTCTCCATCATCTGGAGCAGGTTGTTGGCGAGAGGTACGTTAGGCTCCATCTGAATCATGTTGATGTGAGTGCCACGTGGGTAGTTCACTGTCTCGCCTGGGCGAATGGCGTTGTCCTCCGGGAGCACCGCTCCTTCGTCATTCGTTACCGCAATGTGGGGCCAGAAGTACCAGAGCATACCTGTCGCAATCTGTGACACCAGCCGATTCGTGTACTCCCAGGTCCCTTCGATGGGGTAGAGGATGCTCACGCCACGGAGTGATTCGTCCAGTCCGTAGGTGGTGTCCCCGTACCCCTCAATAATGGGGATATCCGGGTATCGAGTGGCGTACGGCTCACGAGCGAACTCGCTCCCGACAATCGTGGCGTTCCAGGTCTTGCCAGTGTTGGTATCCTTCCACCATGCGTCGATAACTGTCTCCAGTACATCGTCGTCATCTTCCCCGTCCACACCCACGTTGGTGCCGCCACCCTGATAGGTGGACTGGAACGTCAGGTCAGGGTAGGTCTGCCGAAGAAGCCAGCGGGGTACTTCTTCGTCCTGTACGTAGGCGAACACCGTCTGCCATGGGCCACGAATGACGCCCACAGTGAGCGGGTCGAGTGGCTGAATGAGGATGGGGAACTTCTGCTTGCGCTGCGACTTGGGAATCATGTCCCCAATCCAGAGCACGGACACGGCATGACGCCCACGAACGTAGGAGCGCCACTTGAGTGCGTCGAGAATATCTATCTGCTGCTGTGCGTTGCACCGCTGGTACATGGCACGCAGAAACTTGGCACGCTTGAGGGCGTATTCGTCGCTCTCCTGCGTAGCACGGCATGAAGGTACGTCAATCTTGGGGACGCTGCTGATGAGGCGCATACCCAACTGCACCGTGTTGAAGGTGGTGGGCATGACAATCTGCTCACGCCCTTCCTGCTCCACTATCTCCTTGGAGGGGCGCTCAAACTGCTCGCCGAATACCATCCCCTCCCACTTCAATGCCCGCTGAACGTACTGCCCCCTCCGGTGCTGTTCATCAGATACAATCTTCTTTATTCTATCCAGACTAAGCGTCATCTTCTGTCCCTCTGCGTACCCATTCGTCCGGCATCTTCCCACCCTTGCTCGTGTTACATGATGGGCAGGCGATAACTAGGTTATCGGGCCAGTTCGTGCCGCCTTGCGACAGCGGAATTACGTGGTCGATGTGATAGTTCTTGTAAACTTTCTTGCCGCACCAGAAACACTTACCATCCTGTGATGCGTACTGTGCCTTGATATCGCCGCCAGTAAAGGAACCTTCAGCCGCCTTCTGTCTCCCCCTGTAGGCGGCGAACCTTGCCTGTCTCACTTCGGGGTGAGACTGAATGTAAGCCTTGTTCCTAGCGAGAATCTCTTCCCGGTTCTCCACGTAATGACGGTGCCTGTAGTCCGCAAGCCCGTCTGCGTTCTCGACAGCGTACTCCTTCTTTCGGGCCAGGATTTTCTCCTGGTTCTTCTGGTAGTATTCTCTGTCGTATTCCCGCTTCTCATCCTTCGTCATGTGCCTGTTCCTAGAAGATACCCGAATGCGTCCCGCTATAAAGCAGGACGCATCAGGTAATGGAGAGGGGGTAGATAGGAGAGGAGAAACCCCCGTCCAGTAGATTGTAAAGGATAATGCAAACATGCACAAACAGAAAGGCCCCCGCTTCAGCGGAGGCCTTCTTGTTTACTGGCCCTCTAGCCAAGTGGCTAGGTTGGCGCAGATTTCGCTGAAGCGGTCGGCGTAGTTGCTGCGCAAGAAGTTGACGATTGCCCCGCTTATGTCATCCGGCAAGCCGTTCGGGTCCAGTTCTAGAATCAGCGGAGGACTCTTGATGTCCTCGCCCTCATTCGCCATGATTGCTTGGCGAAGTTCACTCACTGTCCAGGACTGTTCGGCTGCTACTGCCGCCCACGACCCAGCCTCCTCCTCATCCTGGAGCCGAGCGAGAACATCGCCGTGTCCAAGTTCAAGCCCGTACTCCTTGGCGACCAAGGCGCATGGGTTGCGAACAATGCTCACCATGTTCTGCAACCGCTTCGGTGTGACGTGGACCTGGGCTGCTACATCGGATAGGAATGACGCCTTGCTCTCGTTGTTGGTGCCGTACCGCTTGAGCGCCGCATCCAGTACTTCAGCGAATCCCCAACCAGTGCGAACCACCACGTTCCACACGCCACATACGTCACGAAGCGCATCTTCACGGCTCGTCCATCCCAGTGGAGCGGCCTGGAACGAACCTTCCACCAAGTCTGCCAGGCGGTACTCCCTCTGTGCTGGCAAGGAACTCAGTCCAGTCGGCATGGATTGTGCTCATCCTTTCCATGAAAAGTTCCAGTGTCTCGAACTCCACTCCGCCATTCCAGCGCTCGGTCTGCTCATCAAACGCCTGCCTACTTACCTGTGGGGTGCTTGTCCTTACTGTTGGAACCTTTGTCCCCCGCATCTTTCTTCTCCTTGCTGGGCTTGGGTTTAGGTTTCTTCCCGCCCTTGGTGAACGGCTCGTTCAACTTCTCGTCCGGCTTGGTGTAGAAGGCGTGGTTCGCCATGATGTTTCTCCTGATGATGAATCCTCTCTGCCCTGGCAGTTGCCCGAAAGCAGGGCAGAGAGGGGTGAAACCTTGGTTAGTTGTACAGCGATGCGCCTGCCTCAGCACGCACGGACTCAAGTGCGGCCTGGAACTGCATCATTGCGTAGGCCGTAGAGTTCTCGTCCTCAAGGTCAGCGATAAGACGCTTCTCGTCCTCTTCGTACTTGCCACGCATCGCACCGACCCACTCCTTCAGCGTGACTTCCAACTTGTCAATCAGTGCGTTGACGGGTTCGGTGATGTACTTCGTCACCGTCTCTGGAATGTCTCCACGGTCCTTGCCGAGAGCGAGCCATGCCGCTGCACGAATCCCCACGACCACGGAGCGCACCAGGAAGATGGCGTTCTCGCCGTTCTTCAGATAGTCATCGGCGAACTGGCCGATGTTGGCGAGCATGTCCCCGACCGCTGCACCAGTGAAAACTGCCAACTCGTCCTTGGCTTCCTGCTCGTCCATCCAGTCAGGGGCTTCTGCGGAATCTACCAATGCGGAGACAGCGAGTTCAGGCTCTTCTGCTCCGTTGTTCAGGAAGTGCATGATGATGGTCTGCGTCAGCACTTCAATCCCCTGCTCCAACGCCTGCTCACGTGCCTCCGGGATGACGTTCTCACGAAAGTGGTCAATCAACTTCTGGTCTTTCTTCATGGTACCCTCCTAAAAGGGACATTCTGGTAGGTGGATTCTGCACAAAGAACAATCAACTGCTTCTTCAATTCCCTCTCCAACTCAGAACGGTACGTCGCTGCCGACATTGCCGGATACCGCACTGACGACTTGGACGCTTCCATCAGAAACGAATCCGTTGAACTTCCACATCGGCTTGCCGTTGTCACTCAGGAGCGGGTTGCCATCGTAGTCGGTGCGCTGCTCCATGTTGATGCTGATGCCAGGAGGCAACTTGATGTACGTCTTGGCGAGAATCGCCTTCTCCCGTTCGGGAGCACTGTCGGAGCGGCGGGTCTGGGCGCTGTCCACCAGTTTCTTGATGGCGAGAGGGACTTTCGCCCACTGCTCAGGGTAGATGGTGGCGTTGCGGAACTTGCCGTTCTGCCCATAGACCCAATAGCACTCGCCCTCTCCACCCTCCTTAGGAGTGAAGTAGCCCTTCACGATACCGTCTGCCTGAATGGTCCGGCCACCTGCGCTGCCCTTGCCAGGCTGTGCGCTGAATCCGTTGGCCTGGAGTTGAGCCTTGTACGAGATAACGTTCTGGATGTGCTGGTGGGCATCTTCTGCCCGTACCGTAAACTGCGTCTCGACGCCATCACCGCTGAACATCTTGAAGTTTGCGCTGTACGGAGAATCTTGTGCCATTGTGTGCTCCCTGCCCCTGAGGGCGATGCGATTGAAGTCGGCCATTAAGGTGTGAGCCTTGCGGCTCTTGCCGACACAAGGATGATATCACGCATCGGTAACGGTGTCAATACCCAATATGCACGAATCTCAAAACTCGTTGTTGATTCCCTGCGATAGGTATGGTATATTGACTGTATGAGAGTGATGCTGGACACGGACCGCTTCGAGAAGATGGTGAAGCGCTTCGGCCCACCACAGTACAAGATGGCTACGATGCTCGGGGTTAACGAGCACACCATCGGGCGCTGGAAGTGGACGGAATATCCTCTCATGGGCAGGCTCGCCACTGTGCTTGAGTGCCATCCTCTCAACTTCCTGGATGTGGACGAGAACGGGGACCTGTTCATCTCCTACTCCAGGGTGGATGCGGAGCGGCACATCAAGGGCATGACGTGGGATGACCTTGCTACTGTGTGTGGCATCACAAGGGCGGGGCTGTGGAAGGCGTGTCGTTTTCGTCACAGGCCAATCAGTTCGTTGGCAAGGTTGTTGGATGTGTCGCCTCTGTACCTACTTATGTTCGTGGATGAGGAGCCGAGATAATGCCAGAGATATCGCTGAATCTAATAACTGTAGGACCAGAGAAGCCGGACGCAGAAACCTATTCCAAAATGTCGAACAACTGGTACGGCACGGGGTCGGACTACCCGACCATCCAGTTCTTTGAGGACGTGCTCAACGGCCACGCCTTCACCTGCATATTGAGCGAGCACTTCCGCAGTGAGAAGAACTTCGCAGGGCTGCAACATCTGGCGCTAGACTTTGATGAGGGCGGCATCACCCCAGAGTCGTTCAAGGACGACCCTCTGGTGAATCAGTTCGGTGCCTTCGCCTACCCCACGATGAGCAGCAGGGCGGGCAACCCACGCACTCGGCTGGTGTTCGTGCTCGACCAGCCCATCAAGCAGTACACCAACGCTCGACGTGGTGTGGCCGCTATGCTCCACCTGTACGGGCAAGCGGACAAGGCGTGCTCCGACCCTGTTCGCCTACATCTTCCCGCTGGACGGGAAGGGGAGGGCGCATACTACGGTAAGGTGCTCCCTGTCGCAAAGTTGAAGGCCATGATAGAGCGCATGGAAGCGGACGTGGCGGCAGTGGAGCAGCGCCGGCCACAGAAGGGGGTGTTCGTCGGCACAGGGAACGACAAGCCGCTCCTGATGTACTGGGAGAATCGCATCCTGGGTGCCAGAGCGGGAGAAAGGAACGTAACATTGAACAAGGCGGCGTTTAGTTTGTTTGATTTGGTCATTCAGGGACGCCTGGATGAAGTGGATGTGCGCAGGGTGCTTGAGTACGCCGGTGCTCAGGCAGGGTTGACCGAAGTTGAAATCAGCAAGACCATCGAGAGTGGATACAAGGGAGCAAGGGAACACCTATGAGAACAGTAACGACGAAGAAGCAGAAGGTCCGTGAGTTCCTCATTGCGGAGATGCTGTTGGGTGGCAAGCCATACACATTCACACGTGACGAACTTGCACAGAAGTTTGACACTGGAGAAAAGACAGTGGGGGATGCGGTGCAAGAGTTGGCGAATGACGGGTGGGAGATTGAGCAGGTCCACCGTCGCCCGCTGGGCGAGCGCCCTCTCAAGCCAGCGGAGTTGACAATCTACCCCAGGGAGGACGTGTATGACTGGATTGGATTGACTCTTGACACCCGGCAGCAGTTGGAGTATACTTAGGGGGCGGCTGGTTGTCGGACCTGCGCACCCATATGTGTAACACGCCTGACCCGATTGAGTGCCGACACACTCAGCCGGGTCAGGCTTAGTTTAGGAGGGTATCATGGCAGAGCAGAGTGTCATCAATGAGGGCGGCGGGGTATATCTGACCAACGAGATGATGGGCAGGCTGTGGAAGACACGTGCCACTGGCTCAGCATGGAGCGTGTTCGCCTGTATCGCACAGCACGTGAGCGGTATCTATGGAGACGCCTGGCCGAGCATCCAAAGACTTGCTCAGATTACACACCTGAGCGAAGGCGCTGTGCGCAAGGGAATTGCCGAACTCAAGTCGATTGGAATCTTACGTGTTGAGGCTCGCTTCGATGACCGTGGGCAAACGTCAAATCTTTACACCATACCCCACCCATTGGATGTAGTAGTTCCCATGCAGGAGGAAGATGAGGAGGGGCTACACTACAGTGTAGGGGGGGGTGCTACTGCAGTGTACCCTAATAAGAACCAGTATAATAAGAATGTAGTTTCACTGCAAGAGCCACTCTTGGACACCCCCGGTGGGGTAGAAAAAGCCAGCGTTTCACGCTACCCCCTCAAGGAAGAGGGGTTGAAGAACGCATCCACTGGGGTAAAGCAGTCTGGTAAAGACACACAACGTGACTATGCGCAAAAGCCCAAGCCTGCCCACACTCAACTTGTATCCGCCTACTTCAACGCACTGGAATCACTGGGCCGTGTGGTTGACCGCTCCACATTCGCCCGCCACGTTAAGACCGCCAAGGTGCTGGCGGACATAGGCTATACTCCTGAGCACGTGCATGAAAAGACTGTGGAGATGGGGAGCCAGTCCTTCTGGAAGGATAAGGGGCTGCCCATTGAGAGGGTGGCGGACGCCCTAATGGTTGCTCCGCCCCAGCCCTTGAAGCCTGCTAAGGAGACGTGGCGTGTCGTGTCCATGGATGACAGTCCATTCCTTTCCGAAACTATGAGACGCATGGACCTGATGGGGGATGATGATGCTAACTAAGGCTGAGTTGCTGGACAGTTTCTTTCGTGAAGGGCAGCGTCGCATCCTTGCGAGTGAGGATGCGGACGGTGTTGCGACTTGGATGCGGCGTGAGGTTGACCGCCTGCTTGCGGTGGCTACACCCAGCGGCGTGATGGATGTACCTGAATCAGTCTCGTTCTACGAGATGATGATGGCTGACCGTGAGGCTTTCTACTCCCAACCCAAGGACGAACAGCGGAGGCTGACATTCCCATGGCGAAGTTGGAACGACCGTATCGACCCGCTTCCTGGTGGCATGTTGATGACACTCGCAGGAGCGGACGGTGCGGGAAAGAGTACGTACGGAGAGTGCATCGCAGAGTGGTACGCACGCCTAGGGTTCAAGGTCGTGTACTTCCATTTTGAGTTGAGCCATCAGGTCATGCTGGACAGGCGCATGGCACGCTGGTCCGGCATGAGCATCCGTGAGTTGAAGTCGGACATGACGCCAGAGCAGAAGAAGCGTGTGCGTGTGGCGAACCAGATGATAAGCGAGATAAGTGGCAACATCTTCTACGTTCACTGCCCAAGCGCCACGATGGAGGGGCTGTGCCGAACGCTCACGAGCATGACGAATGATAAGGGAGTCGAGGTTGCCATCGTTGACTACCTTGAGAAGGCCCAGCCAAGCAAGACGCAACTGGCGGCCTTTGGGCAGAACACCTTCGCACGGGAGGGGGACAATGTCGAGCAACTGAAAAGCACAGCGGAGCGCCTGGGTATACCAGTTATCATGCTGGCGCAACTGAACAAACAGGGCAAGCGTGCCGGTGATGAATTGGACCGCACCTTCATACGAGGCGCTGGAGAAAAGACAGAGAAGGCCAACGTAGTCGTGCTCATTCGTCGGGAGATGGACGATGTGACCAACAACTACTCCGACATCGTGGATGTGAGGGTGGACAAGAACACGCTGGGCGAGATGGGTTCCTTCCGGCAGGTCATGGTTCCAGCGAACTTTGCGGTCAAGGACGCATACATAGAGCGTGTCCAACTACCCACGGCATAGTAAAGCCGCAAGGCTTTCGCCTACCATAGGTGAGGCGCTCGACGCACTCACCGCTGCGGACGAGAAGGTGCGAGAGGCGCTGGCAATCGTCAAGTCGTTGGGTAAGCGCAACGTCAGCATGAACGGTCTTGGTAGCGATGCGTTCTGGCTGTGCGGTCGCATCGCTACGACAGTCGGGTACACGTTAGCAATTCTGGGAGAACTGGAGAGACGAGATGCAGCCGATAGAGATAGCAAGCGAAAGGTTCTGGGCGAAACACTCGACGGGGATAGTAGCGGACAAGCGCCACATCCTGAACAACAGGTCACTGGCCCCACTCTGCGACAGCGTGATGAAGGCCAGGAGCATCAGGGATGTGGAGAACTTTCCAATTTGCGAGAAGTGCAGACACATAGCGACACTGAAGATACGACAGGGAAGCAAGCGAGAGGCCAAGGGTTGGCAGCCGATGTTTGCTTTTACTGAGGATGACAAGGGGCAGGGAGCGTTTCGATGAGATATTCGCCGGAGGAACTAGCGGCCATGCTCAAGAGTAACCCCGACCTGCTGGCCGAGAATGACTACCGCTCATTCACGCAGTACGACAAGCCTGGGGTGGAGGGTGAACTCTCCGAACACCAGGAGCAGGTTCGCATAATGAAGTGGGTGCACGAGAACGAGCCACGCTTCCCCGAACTTGAGATGATGTTCGCTGTTCCCAACGGCGGGAAGCGTGACGCACGGACAGGCAAGATGCTCAAGGACGAAGGTGTCAAGCGTGGAGTGCCGGACCTCTGGCTACCAGTAAGACGTGGAGACTACGTGGGTCTGGTAATTGAGAACAAGGTGGGCAAGAACAAGACCTCTGCCTACCAGGACTGGTGGCTCGAAAGGTTGGATAAGCAGGGCTGGATGTGCGTCGTGTGCTATACTGCGGAGGATGCGATTGAGGCAGTTAAGGAGTATCTTTCAGTGAGTTAAAGACATGCTCGTAGACTTGGCAAACATTCTCGGGACAATGATTGAGACGCCCGAAGCAATCAGAGATGTGTTGCAGGATGCAGGGGTGCAGGTACAACAGGTCACGCTGACTGGTAGCCCGTACCAGATGTGGCGCAGTGCGCTGGAAGAGGCGGCGCATAACGAACTCTTGCCAGTGCTGCTATCAGTTGTGCGTGGGCGCTACCCCGGCAACAGCAAGTTGTTCCAAGCGGAGTTGGCGTACTGGCAGGCGCAGCAGAAAGAGAGTCGGCGCTCATCTCCACCGCAGGACGGAGGGGTAGAGCGCCGACTGTATGAGATAACATCTCAGGTTGCAGCCATCAACGTCAGGCTGATGTACATCGAACGCAGTCAGGCAGAGCAGCAGGACCAGCCGATGAACCGTGACTGGCTAGGCACCATCGGCCTGATAGTCATCACTGTTCTCTTCACTCTCTTCGCTGCCAGAGTGCTCGGCTCTATCCAACCTCTTTATAACACGCCGCCTCTGGCGCTTTTTATTGGTCAGATGTTTTATCTGCCCAGGTCCATAGAGTTTCTTAGAGCCTACGCTTAGAGCGCCCATAAGAGCGGCGCTCATAACGTAGTCATGCGTAGCCACCATATCCACGCATACCTGTTCACCACGCAACTTGCCAGTGAGTGCTGACCTGATTGACTTTCCCGATAACGGGAGTGTCACCACGGCAATCACCCTCTGTACTTCCCACTTATCCAGTCCGCCCACACTCGTGAAGCCGATGACCAACCCTGCATCTATGCGTGCTCTCTTCTTCTTTCCAAGCCGCAGGTCGGTGCGTATCTCGAGCAGGGTTGCAGTGTCGTCAGGGTAGAGGACGGAAGCGAACCCCTCGTTCAGCCCCAGCACGTGCGCTGTTGTGGGGTTTCCCTCAAGGAACTCGAGCATCGCAGTGATTGTCGTGCTCTGCCGCTCCTCCCAGTCATCCACGTTTGTGTTGGCACCTAGCATCAGGTCAGGCACGTGGCACCGCCCTCTCAAGAAGCGTGTGTATGTGCTCGGACAGCACGCCCTCATTGGCAAAGCCGCTCTTGCCCTGTGCCTGCGCACGCAGGAAGCCACCACTGTGATGGATGGCAATCAACTCCCACTTCTCATTGAACACAGGGCTGCCGGATGAACCCGGCATTGTGTCAGTCAAGTACTGCACGTGCAGGTCATCCTTCCATACCACGAGATTGTTGTACACACCAAGCATCTTCGGCCAGCCGGATGGGTGCTGGATGATTTGACAGTAGCCACCCTCCAGTGCATCACCCACACGCTCAAGCCTGAAGTCAGGGCTGCGTGCCTGGTGGTCAACGATAGCCACGATGGTCAGGTCGAGCGCCTTGTCCGTGACGAACATCTCCTTGGGGTTCAGTTGCGTGCTCCACCCCTTGCCAGTCCGGTCATCGTACATGAAGTCGATGCGTACACCGGAGGCAGTGTCCTCACTCTCGATGACGTGGTGGTTAGTCACTAGGTACAGCCCGTCGATGATGATGCCGCTACCATAGCCCATCATCCCGGGCAGGCACACACGCACCACACTCTCCGCTGCTTCGTACCCCTTCCTCAACCAGTCCACCCCCACCATCAGGCTCTTGCCTGTGGTGAGCACCTCGGGTGCCGGGTGCCACAGTTCCCCTATGTCTGGACCCTCCGGCGATAGCAGGTTGTTGCTGCTGAACCATGGCACAGTCGGGTACATCTGGCGCAGGTTACGCAGTAGCACCTCCGTCCTGCCTGCGTTCTCTGCTTCGTGGAGCAGTGAGGCAGCGTTGGTTGCCGGACTGCCAGTAAGGTTGAGGTAGCGGGTGGGTATCCCCGCTTCACGAGCGACCGAACGTAGTTGCTCTGGAGTAGTGAGTGTGTCGGCTATCGCCGCTTTGACTGTAGGCATGATGGAAGTGTAGCATCAGAGGTTGAGCCACGCAATACTCGAAAGGAAACTGTATGCCAATAGACTTCAAGAAGATTTCACCCCAACTGTTCGGACCATTCAAGAGTGAGGGAGGCGCACACAAGCGCCCGCAGGACGTTCTGTTCTGGCAGGGCGAGGACATGGAGGGGAAGGGACGGGACTGGAAGGGTGTGCAGCCCAGCACGTACAAGATACTGGACCCCAACCAGGACTCGTACCAGCGTGCCCTGAAGAACATGCCCAACACTGTCATCGTGCTGCGCTCGTGGCGCTTGGATGATGATGAGGGCAAGCGGTGGAGCGAACTGATGGCCGACCCCGTCGCTGCCGGGGAAGCAATCATCGACGGATGGCTGGCGATGCTGGACACGCTGGGTCCAATCGATTACAGCCGCACGGTCTGTATGCTCTGGAACGAACCCCACGAGTGGGAGGGCGACAGGGCGAAGGCCAACCTGCAGACAGCAACACTCGCAGCCATGGCCAGGCGCAAGTTGCGTCGCCCGCAGTTGGGTCTGCTCCTGATTAACCTGGGCGTCGGCTGGCCCGGCAACCATGACACCGCCACAGTGCATGACACCCCGCCTGACTGGACCGTGTACGACAAGGTGTACAAGCAGATGCTCCTGGACAAGCAGGACATCCTTGGCTTGCACGAGTACTGGACAAAGGACGGGCCAAGGAACGGGTTCAAATGGCTGGCGGGCAGGTTCTTGCAGTGCCCGTGGCAGGTGCCCATCATCATCGGCGAGGCTGCGTACAGCGGGGCGGTTGGCAAGCCTGCGGGCAGCGTGCCCACCTCATTGCAGGGCTGGGCAATCTTCCCCATCAGCGGGCTGACCGCCGAGAAGTACATGGCGCAACTGGTCGAGTACCACAAGATTGTTCGTGGCGACCCACGTGTCATTGGGTGGGAGGTGTACCTGGTCGACTATGCCAACCGAGAGTGGCAGGCCAAGGACATTGAGCCGATGTACGGCCTGCTCCGGACCAACCTGGCCCTCTTCGAGCCACGCCCACAGTCATTCACCTGGGGTGCTGTTGTTGCTCCACCCCCTGTCGTACCACCGCCTCCGGTCGTACCCCCGCCTCCGGTCGTGACGCCCACACCGCAGGACACGGTGCTCCTCTGGCCAGTGAGCGGTGGGCACATCAGCCAGTACTTCGGTGAGAACCCCGAGAGTTACGCACGCTTCGGGTATCGTGGGCACAACGCAGTGGACATAGGTGTACCAGTGGGGACGCCCATCATGTCCGTGTATGACGGGGAGGTTGCCTACGTGGGCGATGACCCGGGTGGGTACGGGCTGTACGTGCGTGTGTGGCACCCGGCAATCCAGGTGCACAGCATGTTCGGCCACCTGTCCAAGCAGAGTGTGGCGGCGGGGCAGAAGGTCAAGCGGGGCGAGGTCCTGGGCCTGAGCGGGAACACTGGCAACAGCACTGGCCCGCACCTGCACTATGAAATCCGTAGCGCCATGCCGGACGGGTCCTATGACCCAAGCGTGACGGGCATGGGCAAGAGTGCCATCGACCCCATCTCATTCGAGAAGGGGCTGGAACGTGGCAGGCTGGCGGGCAACAGCGTCTTCCTTCCCATCGTGAACAAGTAGAACAAAAAAGGGGCGGGGGTTAAAAAAACCTCCGCCCCTCCGCTCTCTCACATCTCACCAGGCATCATCGCCCCACATCACGTCAATCTCCTCGCACCCACGCATGACCAGGACCACCGCCACCAGCAACCCGGCGAGAAGAACTGCCGGGACAATCAAGAGCACCTTCATGCCTACCCCCTCGGCTTTCGGATTGCTTTGAGCACGTCCGCTTCCATCTCGTTCACCGGGCAACAGCAGGTCAGTTCACGGAGCATGGTCTCGGCATTCGTTAACCGCTTGAGCACGTCGAACGCCTGCTTCGTTGCCACGTCCCTCTCCTTCTCCGCTCCCCGCAACCTCTCCATCAATCGCCCGACGTCGTTGGCGAGTGCAACAATCTTCTCCCTGCCGGCCCGGTTCGCCTCCTCCAGGATTGTACAACGTTCCTTCCAGTGCGCTGCGTTAGCGTTGGCGGCTTTCAACTCGGAGGCGCAACTGTCGCCACACACGTGGTCCTTCACTCGCAGCCCGCTGTTCTCTTTATTCAAGTCGGCCAGTGCGTGCTCCACTGCCTCGAACACTTCCTTCGTCACGTCGATGCGACCCGTCGGTGTGTGCAAGGTGTAGTAGTTCATTTCCCCGTCCCCCTCTTTTCAAGTTTGTCCAGTGCGTCACAGATTGCGTCAGCCACGCTCGAGCCATCCCCCATCGACATCGAACTGATGCGTACCAGCACTGCTGAGTAGTGGGGCGAGCCATCCACTGGAGATACAGTCCTCTGAATGCTCATGGCCTGTACCCCCAGGTCCCGCACCACCCTGTCCAACCAGCCCTGCAAAGCCCACACATCCACGAGCACATCGTTCTCAATCATAGCAGGCTCCGTTCTGAATCGCACGCTCCCTCTCTTCACGGTGCTTCTTCTCTTCCGGTGTGAGACGCAGGCGGGGCTGAGTGCTGCCCTTGCCGCCCTTGCTGCTCACTGGACGTGGCGCATATCGAGCGTCTTCGTCACTCTGCAACTTCCATGCGTCGTAGCCTTTGATGCTCTCCATTGTATTCCTCTCCCTCATAAACTACTTTGTACAGTGCGTCCTGATGTGCTTGCACTACCGATGTTCCGATGCCCGTCGCTGCCGTGAAGATGAACCTGTCCTTGTCCTCATCGTACACTTCACGAACCAGACCTACGTGAATCTCACCACTCTTGCTGACCAGCAACCCGACCGACTCGAAGTCACTCTCTTCTCTCACTGCGACGAGCGCCTTGGCCGCCGCCTCCATCAACTTCAGTGCTCTCTCCACCTGCCCCTCCAGTATGCGCTGTCAATGTTAACGCAGTCGGACCGTTGCCCTACGAACAGCCTCCGCTTTGGCTGTCGATTAGAAGCAGACCCAACAAGCAGTAGCCAACCATGTCCATCAACGTATCACGTGCTCCCTCCTCCACCACCAGCGCCTCACCCTGAGCCAGCCGCTCCACTCGCATCGCCTTGTCCGACAGTCGCACCAGGATACCAGCCAGTCCGTACACTTGCCACGCATCCCCGTAGTCTGCATTCTTCCTAAGCACCAACTCGACAACCTCATCCGCCACATCACGGAGTGCCCATTCGTTGACCAGCCCCACCACTGGAGTACCCACTTTACCCTCCCTTCTCAATGTCGGGTATTGGTTTCCGCATGTTCCGCATACGTATGGCTGCACTGTCACGCTGCGCCTTGCTCACCGCTCTCTTTCCCACACGTATCAGCACCTGGTCCTGGCGCAGGGTGTACGTCTTGCCATCCCCGCCCGCCTTGACCAGCACTGCCCCCGCCTTCTCCAACTTGCGCTGCCAGTACGGGTCGTCGCTGAACACCTGCCACTTGCTCCTGTCCTCTGCGTTCTGGTAGAAGGCTGTCTCCATCTCTCCCTTGCTCCGCTTGCGGTTCAACGGCTCCGCCGTGCTTTTCGGTGTCATCCTCATCCATCCCTTCGTACTGTGTGCAGTCACGGTCAAGATTGTTGCTGGCTCTGGCCTCTTGCTCCAGCCAGTACTCGTGAATAAAAGCGAAGGGCGTGCTAGTCGTCATGGTCATCCTCTCCATATGAGGCCCCGCCGCCGAAGAGGTTGGGCCACGCCGACGCAAGGTAGGCAGCCACGTTATCACCCTGCGCACCCTTGTAGTCCTTGAGGAAAGCGAACGCTTCGGCACGCAGGTCACCTATCGTCTCATCCCGCCCCGTCAGAACGCCGCTCATGGCGATGACCTTTGCATAGAACGTGGCCTTGGCCTCCGCCTCCTTGATTGCTTCGAGTATGGCCGGACCCCAACCACCATGCTGAGACGGGTACACTTGGACGCCATCGCCCCCGTTAACGAACACGGTTGCGCTGTGCAGGGCAGGGTAGCCAGTGGATGACGAACTCGTGTACCAGTACACATACGAGTACGCCTTCCCTGCCTCCCCATCAAAACTCCCTCTCCCACGGTGCGGTGCTAACTCTTGCAGAATCTTCACCGCCGCCGTGTCTGCCTGCTCCCTAGTGAATCCATCACTGCCCAGGTTGCTTACGAGTACAGCATGGTACCGCTCGTACCACTGCTTCACCACACCAACCGCTGCGTTCAGGTCATCCAGTCTCTTCTGCCATGAGGCAATCAACTGCCCTGTCTTATCGCCATTGACCTGCACCATGATGCTATCTCCTTTAATTGTGTGAGTGGAACCAGTATGCCAGCCCCACTATATCCCTTGTTCTGTACTGTCACAGTCCGATAGGTATCCTGCCACCTATCAAGTTCTTCTCTCAACCTATCAGGTTTCAGTGCGTATACTGTCCCCTCAGTTGTTCCCGGCGTGAAGTAGAGCACCCACTCTGCCTGGGTAGTGTGTACCCATCCTCTCTTCTCGACCACCCCATACTTGCACACGCTGACAGTTTCAATGTACGCATTACCCGTCTTGACTGCTCGATAATCCGTCTTGTACTCAAGAGTGACGAGCCTGCCATCTTGTGTGGTGAGTATGCGGTCGATGCCTTGCCGCTGCTGCTCCATCCCCACCCCATCCAACCCCACCCCAGTAGATAAGAGCCAACCATCCAGCACCTCCTCCCCTTCGTTGCCACGCTTGAACGAGTCCGACCATGAGTGAACCAAGTCTACCCCCTTGCTGGTTGACAACCATGCTTCGCCATGGCTGTGCCATGCTATGGGGTAATGATACCACCTGACTGTGCTCCTGTCTAGATTCCTGGCTGCCCTCCCGCTCGCAGCCTATCGAAGTGCTCATTGAGTGCTCCGCCCCACGCATACTCCCTGTCCACCCCATATGTGTCGTCGTATGACATAAACCAGTCCACGTACTCGACACGCTTCGCATCACTCGCCTCGTACCTATCCCGCATCACGTACTCCCAGTCATCTGGCATCTCACTCTTCTCTGCCGGCGCTGCGTAGAGTGCATCCTTCTCGAATATGCGTGCCATCTCAGTGCTCCTTTGACTGCCTCAATCGCTATCGCTCTTCTTCTGTAAGGTCTACAACCTGCCTGCCATCATGCATCACTACCCCGCCCGCCTGCTGAATCTCGTAGATGTAGAAGGGAATCTCCCCCACTTCACACACCCGCACCCACTCTGCGAGTGGAGTCTGCTCATCGTCGTCCAGATACTCACGCCCCGCCTTGTTCGTTGCGTACAGACCGAACCAGACTGGCCCTCCCGCTGACGGGACAGGTCGAAGGTCGAAGGTCGGTCGTTCCTCAGGCGTCACATACTCGAACACATTGAACAGCGTGTACTGCTGGCCGTATGATACAACTTCGCCGTCCACGCACTCGACTATCGCAATCTCCCAACTGTCCAGCCCTTCCCCGCCCATCTGCTGTGCCTGCCACATACTATGCTCCCTTTCGTTAGTCTGTATGGAATCGGATGTGCGTTGAAGAGACGACCTATCTCGGTAGCCCTTCGCCACCCCTCTGTTCATTATGCCAGCACCAACTGGAGCGCCCCCACGTCACCGCCCTGCGCACCCCATGCCAGAATGTAGTACCCCTTACCCGTGCCGCAGATTACCTTTGCTTCCCAGACGTAGACCGAATCCCAAGCACCGAACAGCCCCTGCACCTTGGCGTTGATGTACTCGGTCATGGGCAGGTCATTCTCGCTGGAGCAGATGCTCTCCTGTGTAATGACTTCGCCCTTGCGCCCAATGATGCAATTGATTGTAAACATGACTCTCTCCTCTGTGTTGACTGGCTCGCTTCGATGACTTCATCATGACAGGGTGGGCGCACCCTTGCTGGACCATTACCATACGCCCACCCTGCGAACAGCCTCCGTTCGATGGCCCTTACGAACAGCCTCCGTTCGATGCCTCACGAACTGCCTCTGTTCGATGCCTCACGATTACCAGTGACTTATGCTATTGATGAACCCCGGATGCTGGGACGCTGCCTCTTTGTTGCCCTCCGACAGGATGGCCCAGCCCCACGAAAGTGCGAACCCTGATGCTGCCACGTCCCTGTTCACTGCGCCAGTGAGAACCTTGTCCCAATAGCGAATCTGCTTGTTCAGACTGGCGCTGCGCCTGCACTTGACAGGGTACCCATCATTCGCCAGAGTAACAGGCAGCCAGCCGCTGCCATCCTCACTGTCCTCCCATTCCACCTTGAAGTAGAGTTGATTGCTCGCAATATCAAGGCGCACTGCCTGCTCTCCGCCCTCAACCAGACTGTCCAGTGTACGACGCTTCATGTCATCCCTCCCACTTGCGATTATTTTTGAACGCTTCCTGCTCCAGCCGAACGGCGCAGACGCCATTGCAAGCGTACTCCAGCGCCAGACTCGCTTTCTTCGCCCATGCTTCTGCGTCGAGAGACTTGTCCTCTGCCAGACTGAACGGGGCACCGCTACGCACATACTTCACCATCACACGCAGCCCCGCCCCTTCTGCATCACGTTGCACCTCACGCTCGAAAACGTTGTGCCACTTCGGTTGCGCACCCACACCCCCAGCCAAATCCACCTTACGCAGATTGACCTTGAGAACCAGCGTCCCTGCCTCAAGTTGCTTGCGTCCCATGATTACCCCTCCTCCTGTGGGATTACGTTGTTTGCTGCCGCCCTCAATCAGGCTGCCCAGTGTGCGCTGCTTCATGCTATGCCTCCTCATCCAGCAGATATTCTCGGTAGTTCTGTTCGATGCGTTCGACGCTGTGCTCGAGAGCACCCGTTCCGCTTTCCCGCCAGTAGTGCTCACAGGATACTTCCGCCCCGTCCTCCCAGCCTTGCACCACAACGCAATCCCAGCACTTCACTTGCACCGACACCACCTTGAGCACATCCTCCTGTGTGAGAGCAGCCCCGATAATCTGGCCACCATCATCCCTGCCGCCGTTGTCGTACAATTCGCCCTTAATCGTGAAGATAATCATCCCGCCCCTCCTCCTGTGGGATTACGTTGTTTGCTGCCGCCCCAACTTGCGCCTGTCGCTCCTCAAGTATGACAGGGTGGGCGCACCCTTGCTGGACCGTTGCCCTACGCCCACCCTACGAACAGCCTCCGTTCTAGAGTACAATCTCCCGACTGTACACCACATCCCAAATTGCAATCTGGTGTCGCTTTGCACCGGCAATCTTGGCTTTGCGAACGTCCTGAAAAGATTCGCTGATGTCCAAGTACAGTTTCCCGTCGTTGAACCATCCGCCCACGTAGAGGGTTGCGTTGCCCATGAGCAGGCCAAAGTTAGAATGCACGTACGCTGCAATGTGCTGCTCGATATCGTCCCCGCTCTCAACGATATGCTCGTACCCACTGAGTGCCACCATATACCCAGACGTCGGCGTGTTATTAAAGACGTTGAAAGAAAAGCCCTGGCCAGACACTGCCGCCGACGTCGTGCTATCGATAACTTTTGCTGCCAGTGTTGTGTTGTCCACGATATCCTCCTAGTGATGATTGATTGACATTCGCCCGTGCCCTAAGTGTAACGGTCCAATGTTAACGCAACTGGACCGTTACACTACGCTTGCCCTACGAACAGCCTCCGTTCGGTGGTCCTTACGCTTTACAGATTTCCACCACGCACGACGCACCAGACCACCGCTTGGAATTGGTCAGGCGTAAGCCCAACGTGGCGGGCGCATTGCGTATATGCTGCCTCAATCAGGGTATACCCTGAGTCGTCCAGCGTTGCATCGCCAGAGCAAACCTCGGTCCAATCCGTGCCGAGTGCCGCTCGGTATGCCCAAGTGTCCACTACTACGCCTGACGGTCGCACCCCTGCAGTGTCAATCGCATCGTAGAAGTTGGTCACTTTGCGCCCACGCAACGCCGCTCGTGGATTATTGTGGTCCATCGCCTCCAGCGCCGCTTTGGACGACGGCAACCCATTGATTGCACCGGTTGCCAAAAACGCTTCTGCTTTGGCAACGTTCGCTCCCCATTGGCAACGGGGTGAGAGCGCCGCAATTACTGCTTGTGCATACTCTACCGACACACTGTAACGTTTGGCCAGCACTTCTGCAGTGTCTTTCGCCACCGCATACCATTGAGAAAACAGTTCCACCGTACCATCGGATACTGCTATTGCGTAGTGACCCATAAGCGCCCGCACCATTGACTCGTGAGAGATGCTCGCTTTTGACAACTGATTGCGTGAGATGGATTTAATCATGATATATGTATCCCCTTGTGTGCTGGTGGATGCTCGGTTTGTGGCATTTCGTTTTCCGTCTGAGTCCACAATAGCATGGGTTTTCGCCCGATGTTGGACCGTTTCCCTACGCTTGCCCTACGCAATTGTGCATGAAACCTATGCAATCTTTGCAGAGGCAGCGGCAGCAGCGGCAGCAGCAGCGGCAGCAGCAGCGGCAGCAGCAGCGGCAGAGGCAGCGGCAGAGGCAGCAGCAGCAGCAGCGGCAGCAGCGGCAGCAGCGGCAGCAGCAGCGGCAGAGGCAGCGGCAGCGGCAGCGCACAGGCGAGAGAGAGAGCGAATGAGTGTAGCAGAGAGTGAGAGAGAGGATAGGGGGGACAAGCCATCCCATTGCAGGGCAAAGCAATTGAGGTCATCACAAGACATACCAAAACAATACAAGCCACTACATCCCAACACTAATACATACCAGACTAGGAAGGTATCCTCCCGAGTTTTTAGAACTCCAAGTTGCCAGGAGGCCAGAGTTAGGCTATCCTGCACTCATGGCAAACATTCAACGCAGGCGTCACAATCCCCTCAAGGAAGCGGCGAACGCTTCTATCCTGGCAGAGAAGTTTCCA